AAATAGCTGTTTTAAATAATTTTTTTTCTGCTTTACTGCCAAGATAATTTACCAAAGGACTATCATTTACGTAATAAATTTCTAATTGTTCATCGCCCGAATTTTTTATTTTTAAGGAAGAAAAACATGGACTAATTAAAATATCACCTGGATGAACCATTTTTTCTGGTTCATTATCAATATGAATACATGATTTTCCCTTTAATATATAAAATATATGAGACGAGGCATTGAATTCATTATATTGAATATTATTGAATTCTCTCTTGCCATTACTTTCTATTTTTATAAATGAAGCCAATAAATTTGGTGTTGTTGATTTATATGATACCTTGAATATATGTGAAAAATCTATCATCTCAATACCATAATTACATTCGTTAATATTTTTTTCATAAAAAGGAATATGATCCAAGTGCGGATTTACATTTTTTTCATACTCGTATGCTGAAATATAATTATTTTCCATAAATATATTTTTATATATATTGATAATTTTAAATTGTTTTATTTTTTCATTTTTATTGTGTTTTCATTTTTATTCTTTTTTGTTTTTAATGGTTAAATTCTTTCGAGATTTTTTAAACATGACACTTTTTTTATTTTTACAAGTAAATTTTCCGCGAGTTAAACCTTTGCGACCGAATACACTTTTGGAACAAACACCGATTGCTAAGGGCTCATTTATTGGACTGACTTTCTTAATACATTTACAAAGTTTTTCGGACAATATTTTTTCCGCGCTTTTCTTAATATCTGACAGTTTTTTTGGTACCGATAAATTATAATATTGCAAAATTTTAATATAATCATTTTTAGTTATTTTGAAAGACATAAATTACTTGTTTTATTATAGTATTTTATTTTATTTTTTGTTATTTTGGAATTTGTTTGTTTCTAAAATTTAAAATATATATTTATATTAGGTAAATATGACAACACCCGAAAATCCAGGTAAAGTGGTAGTCTTTGATATGGATGAGACCCTAGGTTATTTTATACAATTTTCTTATTTTTGGGAAAATGTAAAAGTCTATTTTAACGAACAAAATAACTCAACAAAAATCAAACAACTTGACGATAATTTCAATAAAATTTTAGGTTTATATCCTGAATATATTCGTCCCAATATTTCATCCGTTTTGAAATACTTGAAACACAAAGTGGAAATCGATAAATGCCAGGGTGTCATGATTTATACCAACAATACAGGTCCTAAAGAATGGATTCACCATATTAAAGATTTCTTTGAAGAAAAAATCAACTACAAGTTATTTAATCATGTCATTTGTGCTTTTAAAGTCAATGGCAAACAAATAGAAATGTGTCGCACAACTTATGAAAAAACTGTGAAGGATTTTATTAAATGTACGAAACTTCCGGAAAATACACAAATATGTTTTTTGGATGATTTGTTTCATCCCAAGATGAATTATGAGAATGTATATTACATCAAACTAAAAGCATACAAATATGATTTGCCATTTGATGAAATAATAAAACGATTTTCAAACAGTGATATTGGTAAAAAACTATTGAATGACCCGCAACACTTTTATGATTACATGAATCAAGTTTTTCATACTTATCAATATGTTCCCAAAACAAAAGAAGAACAAGACATTGATAAAATCATTACCAAACAAACGATGCTTTATTTACAAAATTTCTTTCATTCCAAACAACTCACGAGTATTAGAAAAAATAGTGGGATATCAATTCCTAAACCTCTTGTTAAAAGTAGAAAAACAAATAAAAATGTTAGAAATAGAACTTTTAAAAGAGGATGAAAGAGAGAAAAGCTTGAACCCTAACCAGTTTTCGCGTTTAACCCTAACAATGTTCTTAATCGAGATTCAATTGGCGATAAATTATCCATTAGATATTTATCTAACGCGGTTGTAGTAAATATGAATACCGCTGCTGAAAATACAATTTTACGGTCTAAATCGGTAAATTGGATTTTTCTGAACATATTAAAACGATACATTAAATACAAGGATACATAGATTTTAATATAATAATTCATTGTTGATATGTATTTAGGATTTATAATTGTGAAACCGAGAGAAAGTGTAATAATAGAAATCCATGTAAGGATGATAAAAATATTAAATGCGTGATCTTGAACATAATATAATAATCCTTTTGACATATTATTATATTATATGTATAAAATAATTTTACACGAGACGACTATATTTTACATATTTTTACGAGTTTTTTTACCAATGCGTTTTTTATTGACACGCGACACGCGTTTTTTGCTTTTATTCTTTTTGTTACCAGTTTTCCTGGTTTGCTTTTTGTCGCGCCTTCTTTTTCGGGTGCGTTTTCCACCAGGACTGCGTTTTCCACCTGAATTTTCAGGTATAGCTTCTAACGGAGGCACAGTTATATCTACTCCGTCAGCAGAATATAATGTTGTTGGATCATTATCTCCTTCTTTTCTATAATGATGTTCCCCGTTTACTTCCTCAACCCAAATGTATTTTTCACGGTTTATTATAATGTCAGGTTGCCGATTAACTTGAGGAATAACTGTAGAAATTCTTGGAATACTTGTAATGTCAGATTGTTGATTATCTTCAGGAATAACTGTAAGAATTTTTGATTTATTTGGCAATATTTTTTTTGGAGGTATTTTACCACTCTTTGTATTTGTTGTTGTTAATTCGTACAATCTATTAGTAATTTCTCTTATCAAGTCTCCGAATGAAGAAATACGTTTTGGTGCTTTTTTGAATGGAACATTTGTTTGTCTACTTAATGCTTCACTTGCTTTTTTTGAAATTACTGGTTCTGCTGATACAGTAAACCCTGGATACATACCTATATCAATTGAATCTTGTGATAGTTCCCCAAATGAAGATTGTGAATTTTGTGAATTTTGTGAATTATATACCGATGACACTGTTTCGCCTTGACTTCCGTTATTTTCAACATCTTCTGGATAATAGGTTTCATCAGAAGAAGAATCAGAATAATCAATAATTAATCGGGAATTAATATTTTTTAATAATTCATCTAATTTATACGCGACTATATTATCACCTGGAATAAATATATTATATTTTTCTGGTATACTCGCTTTTAAAGGTATCAATGGCTCTTTTAAAGGTATCAATGGCTCTTTAAAAACAATCATTTCAATTAATTCACGTAATATTCTAATAATTGGTCCAGTTTTTACATTATTCACCGCATCTAATTCAATAACTTCAATTTCTGTATACATTTGCGCAATTGAACATTTTTTTCGTTCTTCAATATTGTCTTTTCGTTTTTTGTCTTTCTTATCTTTATCACCAATAATACGAGCTAATTTAAATCCGTCTTTAAGAACTTCATTCACTAAAATAAGCATCGCTTCCGGAGTAACACTCGGAGTAAGTAAAACAGGATATCCCGTTTTATTACTTGTTTGACTCCTTTGTTTTTTAGTTATTTCCCCACTAGAGTCTATTTGTAATTTTTTAATATTTTCATTATAATATTCTAATTTTTTTGATTCAGTTGAATATTTTGTTCTAACATCAGAAATAATATCATCTATTTCTTTGCTTCCACTATCTGTTAAAATTGTATTTTTTATTATAAAATAATTATCAGTATCATCAGTATCATCTATCTTTATCATTTCACCTTTTTCATCTGTTAAATACCGAATATCTATTAAATTACTCAAAAATCTTATTATTTCAGAATTATCAGTTTCCATTTCTGTATTTATATTTACGCGTAACTCCTCGTCAATTGTGGTAACATCTTTTATTACCATATCAATCGCAGCAAGAACATAATAATTTTCACTTCTCAGGTATGTACTTTTATATAGATTTATTACAAGTTCCTCATTTTCTTTTTCATCTACATCTACTATATTTGTTTTAAATTTTGTATATTCATTATCATTCGCAATAAAATACATTTCTTTTTTTAAATTACAGTCGACTGATAACAATGTAACTGGAAATTTTACGGGATTATTCATTGTTCTCATTGTAAATTTATTATGGTCTCCTTTACCGTTAATTTCAATAATAAATTTGTATGATTTATTTTCAGGACCAAACATATCAAATTCTATAAAATGTTTTAAATCCGTAAAATATAAAGCACTTTGCAAAAATGCGATTAATGTTACAAGCGAACTTGTTAATTTATAGATAATTTCCTCTTTATCATTTTTTATGTCATTCAACCAAAATACATAATCAAGATCCGCACTTGTTTTAATTTCGTCATAGAGTAAATATCTGAACAAATCACCTCCCGATACAGAAGCATAACCTTTGTCATTTAAAAGTAAATATAAACAAAAAATAGTTGATATGAGTCTACTTAATTGACGCAAACTTGGTAATTTTCTAAAAGGGTCTGGTTGGTATCTACGATCTTGTAACACGTATAAATCTGGATAATTATCTAATAATTCGCTATTAAAAGTAGAATAAAAATCGTTTAAATTTTTATATGTTTTTTTCTCTGTTTGTTCTCCATCTTCAGATATTGGCTTTCTCTCTACAGGACATTCATTATCCATGGAATCTGTCGTTTTTTTAACAGGTTCGCTTATAATTTCATTGTTTTCACCAGTACCAGTATAATTATATATCGGTTTTTTACTTTGTTTCTCCATATTTTTAGAAATAACCGTAACTTTCGCATTAGATACGGTAGCAGCCCATTCGATTATTTGAAAAATTCTTGAATTTATTTCATCTGAATGATCAGGGTACGTTGAATAAGATGGGTAAATATTATCTTTTATTAAAAGAAATAATTCCATTATACCGTGTTGAAGTGTTTTATTTTGTTTCGTCGCTTCATCATCATCCATTATATCATTTAAATCATTTAAATATGGTTGATTTTCAAATGTATATTTTAAGGCATTCGCTCGTGCAATCGCAAAAGGTAATATATCTCGTGGTAAAAATTTTAGTAAAGGGAGAAATGTTACAAGAAAATTGATATTAAAAATATAATATTTATATTCATTACTACCGTATTGTGTTATAAAATTAGGTTTAATATACCGATCGTATAATTCATCATTCACTTTACATGTAACAAAAGTAAATAAGATTATTTTGCCTTTTGTTTTGATATGATTTAAAAATTTGTCATCACGAGTATTCCCATTATTCCATTTAATAACAATATTGTGACTTACATGATTATAAAATAATATATCAGGATGTTTGTTTTTAAAGTTATAATGCTCTATTTTTTCGGGTTCTACCGTAAAGTCTTTTTGTTTGATATAACGTTCAAGAGAATTTTCACCTTTACTAATAAAAAGAATGATAGATGATATTAAATGATTGACAAATTCATCATCTTTATTTATTAAATAATATTCTCTATGATTGTTTAACGCTTCAATATAATATGAGTTTTTGGTATTCATATTTTGTTCTTCTTCTGACAATAACGAGCAATCCCAAAAAATTCCACTTTGTAATTTTCTTATATAACCGGGAATACTGGGGGAAATTTCATTGATAAATGGTCGCTTCCAAGATAATTCAACAACCTTATCATCATTCTTTATTAAGTTGTTGATTTTTATATCTGTATTTTGATATAATCCATTTACTTTTTGTAAATACGCTGTAAGATTATCCATATCACTTGAAAAATTGGCATCTGGTAAAATATTATAGTCACTATCTTCATTTAATCTATTTTCTTCATTAATTTCTTCATTATTATTTTGTTCAGGTTCAGGTTCATTTATAATTTTATTTATAATTTCAATATCTACTTCTATTTTATCAGTATCTTTACTATCTTGAGATTTATTCTCCATTATTTGATTCACTAATATAGGTATCTATAATAATATTACTAAAATACATTTATTTCATTATAAATAAAAATA